GAAGCGCACGGCGATGGTCCTGGGCGTGGTGAACCTGTTCTTCGGGTGGACGTGCTTCGGCTGGCTCATCTGCTTGGCGTGGGCGTTGACGCCGGACAGGCCAAACGCTTAGATTTCGAGGAGATTTTGTGCCATCATCCGAATGGGGAGAGGGCGCCAAGGCCGTCCGATACCTCGCCCCACGAGGGATTTGGCCTTGGCGCCCGATTCGCTTAGCGGGGCCAGTCCACGCAACCGCGCGCCACGACGGACATGGCGTGGACGGTTGCCACGTCCCGGCCAGCGACCACCTGCCGACTCGCCACGATGTAGACGCGGTCGCCCGTCGCCTGATCGCAGAACGTGTGCATGAGCGGCGTTCCTGCGGCGCCTGCCCACCCGAAGGGCAAGGCCCCAGTGGCCTCGCGCGTCCAATCGTTCTGCAAGATGACCCGCGCCACGGCGGCGCCCACGCCCGCCGCGACCATGAGCCCGACCACCACGAACGCGAGACGCTTTCTCATCGCTCCCTCTAGGGATTGTCCTCGATCACGAGGATCCGGCTCGTCCAGTTCATCCAGTCGTCGGTCTTGCCAAGGATGCGGACGAGCAGCGCGCTCGGCGGCGTGGTGCCCAGGCCCCGCGAGCGCGTGATCCGGCACTTGCTTCCGACTGGCAGGAGTAGCGCCTTGCCGCGCACCGTCAACTCGAAGCGGCGCGGCTTGGCTCCCGCGAGCGTGGCGATGGCCGTCGCACGGTTCGTCGCGTCCGCGTCCGCGCTCAAATAGGTCTGCCACGTCCTCTGCTCGGGCCTCCCGTAGCGCAGCCCGGCCTTGCTCGTGACGCTGTTCTCCTTCGTCTTCGACTTCCCCGTTGAGGCGTCCTGGGAGTAGGCCACGCGGATGATCTGGTAGTTGTCCTCGACGTCGTACAGCCCGGCGAAGTCGAGGATGTCGCTCTCCAGCACGTCGACCACGGGGCTCGGCACGGTGCCCGCGCTCCTTGCGCGCCAGTACCAGACGCCTGCCTCAGATACGATGTCGACGTGCGAGCCTGCTCCGATGCGCTCGAGGATCTCCCTGAGCTCCAGCGTGCGCTGCCCTTCCCCGAGCGCGCCGATGTAGGCGGCCAGCGTCGAGGCCCCGGCACGAGCCGCCACGAAGGATGCCGCGTCGAGCTGGCTGGAGGTGAGCCCCATCGCTACGCGGAGGAGCCAGTATGCGACGTCGGGCGCCTTCTGGATCGCGGCGCTCGCGCTGCCGGTGTAGGTGCCGCTGCCGTCATCCGCATAGCCTGCCGTGAAGCCTGAGTGCGCGATGCGGATGACGTGCTGGTCCGCCGCCTCGAAGACGGCGGTTCCGCCCGTGTACGTCAGGGCCCCCGTAAGGTCCGCCGAGGTAGCGAATCCGATGAGCCCCCAGATTGAGGAGTCGCGGTTGAGCCCGGTCGAGCAGAGCAGCTGTAGTGTCCCGGCGCCCTTGGCGATGGTGTATTTGTGCGTCGACGCGCTGAGCGTGCATGTGATGTCCGCTGTCCCCGCAACCGTGTTCATCGCCGTCGCGATCTTGTTGCAGAGGTACGCGCTGCCCGTGTACGCGCCTCCCGAGCGGAGCCCGGGAAGGTAAAGACCAGTCGGGACGAGAGCGAGGAGAGCAGCGCCGCCGACGTTGAAGTCGAGCCACAAGTTGTCCACCGTGACGAGTTTCGGCGCGACGTCGTTCAGGATCTCCAGGCGGTTCGTTGCTGTGGTGAAGCTGAAGTCCTGGCTCTTCAGGTCGACCCGCCGCGTGGCATCCTGCTTGTCCGCGGCCTCCTCTAATAGGTAGCAGTAGACATCATTGCTGCCCGGCGTTCGGGTCGATCCGTAGAGCGGGTCGGCCAGCTCGTAGATGCCGCAGCCGTTTGCTGCGAGGTCCACGCGCGGAGGACGGCTGTTGCGGACGGGACCGAACGGGAGGGGCCGGGGTCGCCCCTGATCCACTTCCGCCAGGTTGGTATTGAAGTCGAGGAAGCGCCGCGGCAGCGTCTGCTTGAGGATCTGTCGATCGTCCTGGAAGTCGAACGACACGAACCCATCCGCGACAACCGGATTCGCGAGCCGCCCCGACACGACGACCGGGCAGTCGTCGAGGAGAATCTCATTCCCGCCGTTCGGGAAGCGTCCGCCCACCCGGACCACCGCCGCTGCGTTGTGCCAGTCGTAGGCGGCTATCAGCGGCTCCAGGCGCCCGCCCCCGTTGAGCAGGCCGAGCCGGCCGAGGCCTACGCTCGCTGCGCCATAGAAAGCGTCAGGTAGCGTTGCGGTGATCGTAGGTAGCGCGCCCTCGGCGATGATGGGCTCGTGGTAGGCGAGGCGGTGGACGGGTTGAAGCTTCAGGTCGTCGAAGTCGACGGTCCCCGTTTGAGTGCCAGTGATGTCCATCTGCACGCGGAAGGTGAGCGGCGCCCAGGACGGGCAGATGAAATCGAATGAGAACCGCCTCCACTCTCTCGCCTCGTAGAAGTCGGAGATGATGGGTGCGGACGCGATGACAGTCCGCCCGTCTGGGCTAAGGCTCAGCGAGATCGAGTCGTAGATGTAGAAGGAGACACCGATGCCGGTACCAGCAATCGTCGCATTGGTAATGCGGTAGGCACCGCTGGCCCGATAGGTTGCGCCCGGGACGAGAGTTGTGAAGTCCTGGTAGACTGCGCAATACCCTGTCCCTGACGTGGCTGTGAGGCGCGCGGCGTAGACCCCCTGGAGCGGGTCGTTCGTCGTCTTGTCGAGCGTGAGCCCTGAGCCTGGGTTGTAGATTGTCCACCCGTCTAGCGTGGAGCCAGTCCACGCCTCCATCGTGCCGTTTGCGAGGCGGTCGTTGCCAAGCACAGGCTGCACCACGCCGTGCGACCCGACGTGGATGCCGAGCTCCACGATCACCGTCGTCGCCGCTGGATCTGCATCCCCAGTCAACCTCACGTAGACCCAATCGCCCGCCGCTTCCCAAGTCCCGACTGTCAGCGCCCGTCCGTACTCTAGCTGCGTCAGCGTCTCGGTGAGCGTCTTTACGCCGACGACTGGAAGCATCACGCCATCGAATGTCGCCCCGACCGCTTGGTAGTAGTAGGTACCTCCCCCGCCGGAAGTCCAACTCACGCTCGACAAGACCTTCTTGGGCCGCAGCTCGGCCCAGACGTGCCGCTGTCCAGAGGTTTCCCCCAGGAGGTCGCGCATCGGGCGCAGCCCGTAGCGGACGCCGAGCGCACCGTGCCCGACGTCCGAGGCGATCGCGTCAGAGGCAGGGACTGGCACGCTCTACCCGAGCGCCCCGGCGAACACCGGAACCGGCACGTCAAAGTAGAGCCCCGAGGTCAGCACCTCGGACACGCCCTCCGCGAGGAAGCCGTACTCCGTGTTTGTCGGGGTGGTGACCGCGTCGAAGGCGAAGAAGAAGCACCGCCCGCGCGGCACGAGGGCAAACGCTGCGGCGAGCGTGGCGCGATCCGCTTCGGGAACCTGGCTCCATGCGATCGCCCATACTGGACGCCGCGGGCGTTCGTCCTGCCAGTGCGCCCCGCTCGGAGTCATGGCGACCCCGGACAGCTCCTCCCAGCCCTTCGTCAGCCCGACCGCGTAGCTGATCGTCGGCTGCACGTAGGGCCCGGCGTACCAGATGCCCACCTCGCCGTACCCGAGCGAGTTGCCGCAGTCGTCGATCAGCAGGCGCCAGTAGCGATAGGTCTGGTCCGCGCCGAGGAAGGCGATGCGGATGCTCGCGTCACCGCTGAGAGCCTGGGTCACGCTCGGAGCCGTCCAAGCGTCCGTCGCGTTACCCTGGAGGGTGAACGTCCCCGCGGCGCCGGCGTTGTGATTGACCGCGATCCCGGCGCGCACCGCGAGCGCGCTCCCGAGGTCCGCCTTGACCCAGTGGCGCGAGGTGTAGACGGCGTTCGTCGCCACCTGTGATGTCGACGCACCGGTGTCGGAGGCGGCCCATCCGAGATCCTTGTGGCACGCCGTTCCAGTGTTCGCCCCGCTCCCCCAGAGCAGCGTGAAGGAGAGGTCCGACGAGATCGTGAACTTGAAGGTCGATCCCGAGTAGGAGCAAGCCCACACGGGCGTCGCGTCGGCGGCTTCGAGTCGGGCTACGATGTGGGCCGCCAAGTCCGCGCCCGTCGCGTAGGTTCCGGCCGTCAGGGTCGCGACCTTCACCCCGCCGCGGTTGACGTCGATCTTGTCGTTGAACCCCGCGACGATCGTCCAGCCCACCGCCGACCGCCATGTCTTCGACCGGAGCTGATCCTTGAGCCAGGCGACCGGCGCGGCGGTGAGGGCCGACGAGGCCGTGAGCGTCGCCCCGGCGGCCTGGACGCGATTCGTCACGAGCAGTCGGGGAATCCCGGCCACGTTACCTCCTCACGCTGCTCGCGGGGATCGCGAACGCGCCCGCCTTCGCCTGCCGCTCGACGGACTCCGCGACCACGCGCCCATCGAGGATCACCTGCACGATGCGTGGTCCGCCCCCTCCGGCCGCTGCCGCCGCGGCGCGCCCGATGCGATCCGCCAGGGCCGCCACGGGGGCCACGAGCTCGGCCTGTCCACCCTCTCCGACCAGCACAGGCGAGCCGCCGGGACGCGCGGACACGATGCCGCGCGCGGCCCGCGGGATGAAGGGGAGCACGATGCCGCCGCGCGCCATCGGCGGGACGTCGCCTTCGCCCTCGGCCCCTCCCCCGCCCCCGTAGGTGTCCTGGTGGTGCGTCGTGACGGTCGTCGTCACGTTGCGCGGGATGCCCGTCAGTGCCGCCACGAGGTTGCGGATCTCCTCGATCACGCTCTGCATGGACTCGGTGAGCGACTGCGCGAAGGTGATCCCCGCAGCCTCGGCGGACTCGAAGGCGTTGCCGTTCGCATCGAGGAGCTGCCCGGAAGCGATGAGCTGTTCGACCACTGGGCGCATCGCCTCCGGGATCGTGCCCCCCGCCGCAATCGACGTGTTCACGAACTCGACAAGCGACGGCCCCATCCGAGCGATGATGGCGTTGACGTCCACCCCCGCCGCGGAGAGGAGCTCGAAGTCCTTCAGGAGCTGCCCGGCCTGCTCGTCGAGCTTCTGCTGCGCGAACTTCGGGCCGAGCTCTTCGATCGTGAAGCCGTACTTCTCGACGGCCGCGTTGAGATCCTCCTGCGCGCGCTTCTGCGTGTCGAGGAGGTTCATCGCCTCGGCGACGGCGGCGTTGAAGCTCTCAACCGTCTTGGCGTCGAAGATCTTCTTCGTGAGGTCTTGATTCGTGAGACCGACGAGCGACTGGGAGAACGCGGCGAAGCCACCATGCGCCTTGAAGAAGGCGTCGCGCATGTCGTTGACCTGCATCGTGACCTTGTTCCCGCCGACGCCGAGCGCGGAGAGGGCGCCGACGACTCCCCCGATCGCGGAGCCGATCATGCCGAGCGTGTCGCCCTTCGCCATCGCGGAGAAGAAACCTTGAGCGGCGGTGGCGGCGGTCTGGAGCGCGACGGTGATCCGCATCATGGCGGAGTCGCCCTCGACCCCCATGGCGACGAGCCCCTCGCGCACGGAGCCGAAGACGTTCGAGAGGCTGCCGAAGGTGCCGGCCATCGCCTCGCGGCGCCGCTTCGTCTGCTCGATCTCCTTCTCCGCGATCTTCCGCTGCTCCTCCGACATGCGCTCTTCTTCGTCGAGCTGCTTCCTCGTGGCTGCAATGATCTTGTCGGCTGCCTCTTCGGCCGCCTTGATCTGCTTCTCCTCCTCGTCCATCATCCGGTTCGTGTGGGCAGCGGCGGCCTTGTCGACGTCCTCCCACGCCTTGAGGAGATCCTCTTCCCCGCCCATCGCCGCCTTGCGCGCGGCCTCCTCGGCGGCGAGAAGCGCCTTCTCGTAGGCCTGGAGCGTCTT